CTTGTTGTCGGCAATGACGTAGGCACGCTTCTGGGCATCGGTCCAGCCTGCAGCCACCATGACCGGCAATGATGCCAGCCCGAGTTTGCGCGCCGCCATCACGCGACCATGACCGGCAATGATGTTGCCGCTCTCGTCCACCAGGATGGGCGTCGTCCAACCCCATTCACGGATGCTGGCAGCGATCTGCGCTATCTGAGCCTCTGAGTGCGTTCTTGCATTTCGAGCATATGGGATTAGTCTGTCAATCGGCCATCGCTCCTGGCGATCTGCTGGATCAATTTTCTGCATGTCTCGTTCTTCCAGCACTGAGCGCACGTCGCACTTCCTTACGCACTGCTTCATCGACAGCCCAGCCAAGATCTTCCGGGTCAAGCATGCGATGCAGCAGGTCGCGCAGGCGCAGGTTCTCGTCGATGATACCTGCGACGGCCTGCCGCAGGGTTGCGGTGAGTTGTGCCTCAAAACCGCTCAGATCGGGCAAGGCTGCCATTTCGGCCCTCTTGACGTATCGATACCGCAAACCTACCACAAAACGCGCCACGGGCGCAATAGAGGCCTCTACGGGCATTCCTGCCGCATTCTTCCATCTGTCCAGGCTGCAACCGGATTGTTGCGTGGCCAGAGCAGCGAGACGCTGCGATCTGCGCCCGCCTGTTCGAGCTCGAAGGTTTTCACTTTCCTGCCACCTGGCAGCACCCAGACGTGGGGTTCGTCGTAGTCTGGAACGATGGTCATGCCATCGAGCAGATAGATTGCCGACCAGACGCGGGTTTGCATTTCACTTTCAATCATGATAGTTCCTCAAATAATTTGACAGTTGATCTTCCACGTGGCGATGCAGGTCGCTCCGTGTTTCACGCAGGATTGCGTAATCCCTGAAACGGCCAATGTAACCGGTGCGCAGACTCTTGGTCACCCAGTAGTTTGCCTTGCGCGCAACCCGCCCGGAGGCAAACACTTTGACCGTGAGCCACCTCCTGGACTCGGGTTGCTGATGCTGCACCCAGACGTTCCATGTTCCATCCACTCCATCATAGTTTTCTAATTTAACCCATCCTTCTGTTTTGGGTTTATTTCCATCATAACTTTTTTCCATCACAATTCTCCTTTTTTCCTTGTCCGTTTTCTATCCGTTTTTGCTCCGACATCCACCCCGCATCATGGACGGACAGACGGACAACCCCTTCCTATAGAAAGGGGGTAGTGTCCGTCCGTCCGCCCACATGCCTTGCCCCCGACAATTCTCATTCTTGTCCGTCCGTTGTCCGTCTGTCCGATTTCCTTATAGACTTTTCTGATCGGTCGTTTTTATCCGACGCATGGTCATCGCTTTTGCGTCTCAAAAGCAGTGAAGAGGCCCAAACCGGGTCTGAAATGACCCATCCATCGTCGGTAGATCGGATCTTCCCGAGGCCGAGTAGCTTGTGCACAAGACGCCCTTCAGCCGACGCGCTGGCGCTTTTCGAGGCACTCCCGCGCTTGATCTTGCGCGCCTCGACAAGGTAGTCGATCAGTTTTGCGCGCGCCACAAAAGGTTCGCCATCCAGCAGTTCTGCGCCCTTCCACGGACCTTCTTTCCACCACCAGGCATCTTCAAATTCGGCCTGGGAGTTGACCTCCCCTGTGGCACGGTTGCTTTCTGCACGCTTCTCATGACCTTCAACGGGCACAAACACCGCCCCGGTCAATGGCTCACCGTCTTCATCAACCCACCCCAGATCGACCTTCTGTAACCTGCCAAAGATATCGGGCGGCTGCTCGGCATCCTTCATCTTCGTCGATTTGATCTCAATCGTCCCGTCCTCATCCCGGCTGACAACGTAAGACGCATCGAGCGAGGCCTTCCAGGCAGACGATCCCCTGGCGCGGGATTTCGAGTCTGTAGCGTGGCCGGAGTGATGCACGAAAACGGTGGCGCAAGACAGCGCCCGGGAAACAATCGAGCATGCGAGGAGCATGTTGCGGGTATCCCGGGCATCGTTTTCGTTGCCCGACATATGCGTATTGACGGTGTCGATCCCGATGGCCACCACCGGCTCGCTCGGCTCCAGTTCGCGCACTGCGGAAATAATCTGCGCTGCAGCTGCAGGGCTGTCAATGTCGATGCCCTTGTTGCTGATCAGCAGCCGGTCGAGCTGGCCCACCTGGTGATGCCTGGCCCAGGCGGCAACCCTCTGGCGCATCCCCCAGTGGCCCTCCCCGACCAGAAGCACTGCAAGTCCAATCCGAGTCTTGCGACCCATCCAGTGCATGCCGGATGCAATGCCGCACAACAAGTCGATCAACACAAAAGACTTGCCGACTGCGCTGTCTCCGACCAGCATCGTGCTGGCATCAGCAGGGATCAGATGCTTGACCACCCACCCGATCGGCGCAGGCTGGCCAAGATAGGCGCTGGCCCGGGTCAGGAAGTACTCAGGCGGGTCAGACAGCGGTGCCAGGATCGCCTCGGCGGCCTCGGTTCCGAGTGCAACGGATGCGGCGACATCCGACTCCGGCTCATACCGGCTGACAGACCGCGCAATCTGCTGGATCTCCGAACTCGGAAGCGGGATGTCGCATCGGGTCTCGTTGGCAATCTGCAGCGCTGCCAGGATCTCAGCCTCGGTCAGCCCGTGGCGGCGCATAGAGCCCGCCAGGGACGTTAGACCGCTGTTGCGGTTCCCAGATATCAATCCGTTGCCCGGTGCGCCTGTAGCCCGTTCTGATGCCCTGGAAAGGCGTTTCTGGATGACCTCCAGCATCCGGGCATTGATCCTGCCCGGGGCGATTCCGGCAAACGGATCTGCAGAGGCCTCCCATTGATAGGTTCTGCCCTCGACCGCAGACGGGTAGGCGACGAAATACCTGCCGTCCGAGAGGAGGTCGATGCCGTCGCGCAACTTGCATGGCCGGATCCCGGGAACCCACTGCGCCAGGTGGTGCTCGCCGCCTCCAGCGGTCAGGGCATAGGCGCCATCCAGCCCACCGCACTCGCCCACCAGATTGCTCCAGGACGCATCCCCGCCGTTGCGCGGGTCCACATCGAAAACCACAATGCCGGAACGCTCTCCAGCTGCGATGCCGACGTTGAAGTCTGGGTTGGCCGCCCACCATCGGGCAATTGTCTCGGGGTTGGTTGTGGCGTCATGCACCCCATGCCGGGTGGCTGGCACCTTCGATCCGGGAACGACGGGTAAGACATGCCACCCCCACGATGCGTAGTAGAGCGCCGCCTCACCTGGGGTCATGTTCAGTACTCCGGTCGGCCTTGAGTGCGCCTTTGCTCTTGACCTCAAGCTCGAACTGCCGCGCCTGCGGCGGGCGCTCGCCCCACGTGTATATCGACTGCGGCCAGATGCCAAGAGCATCGGCCAGCCTCTTGATCGAGCCGAAATGCTCAATCGCCTCTTGCGTGCGCATCCCATCCTCCTGTGGTGTGAATGCTACGTTTTCAACCCTGCTTGACATGGTAACCGGAAGTCCGTAGGATGGCAACTGTTGCGCAACCGGATGGTCCGACAGCGCACGAACCAGGAGAGATCAGATGAAAGAACCAAAGGTCATTCACGTTGCCTGGATGTCGCCAGGCAACAAGATCATTGTCGACCGAATTTTTGACCAGGTCTGGCTGTCTCTATTGCACTCTTGTGGGTCGTCTGGATTCAGCTTGTCTTTGGATGAGGCTGTTCAGGTCATCGAGGGGCTCACTGTAGTGATTGAAGAAATAGCAAAAGAGGAAAGGAACGACTGATCCCAGCCTGCAGCTGGGGAGAAATCGCCAGCTGCGGGATGCGATCCGATCCCGAACCGCATCTAACCAAGGAGAAAACCGTGGCAGTGAAGATACGTACCACTAAAGAGATCGTCTATCAGATGATCAAGGTGCTCGTCTACGGACCGGCTGGGGCTGGCAAGACCAGTCTCTGTCCGGATACCCCGAACCCGATCATCCTGAGCGCCGAGGGAGGCTTGCTGTCGATACAAGACAAGGACTTGCCCTACATCGAGATTTCTTCGATGACCGACCTGCAGGAGGCTTATAGCTGGCTTGCAAAGTCAGACGAGGCCAAGGTCTACCAGACCGTGTGCATCGATAGCATCAGCGAGGTGGGTGAAGTTGTGCTCAACAAAGAGAAGAAGATCAACAAGGATCCCCGGGCAGCTTATGGCGCCATGCAGGAGCAAATGGCCGACATCATCCGGTCCTTCCGTGACCTGCCCAAGCACGTCTACATGAGCGCCAAGCTCGAAAAGACCCAGGACGAAATGGGACGGGTGCTGTACAGCCCATCCATGCCTGGCAACAAGACCGGACAGTCACTGCCTTACTTTTTCGACGAGGTCTTGGCACTTCGCGTCGAGAAGGACTCAGAGGGTAACGTCCAGCGCGCTTTGATGTGCGATTCAGACGGTCTTTGGCTCGCGAAGGATCGCTCGGGAAAGCTCGATGCCTGGGAGGTTGCCGACCTTGGCCACATCATCGCAAAGATCGGAGGATCACATGTTGCCTGAAAAACTCACCGATGACCTCGGTGTTCTTGCCGCACAGTGGATTACGGCCAAGCAGACCGAGACCGATGCGATTGCCGACCGTCGTCGGCTTGAAGACCGGATCAAGTCGCTCGCGGGCATTTCCGAAAACCTCGAAGGGACCGAAACGGTGTCCCCAGAGGGCTATTCGATCAAGATTTCGGGTCGCCTCGAACGCAAGGTTGACGGCGACAAGCTGCAGGATCTGGCGCTAGAGCACGGCCTGACCGAGCACTTGAGCCGGCTGTTTCGCTGGAAGCCAGAGGTCAATCTGAAACTCTGGCGGGATGCCGATCCTTCCATCACCGCGCCGCTTGCCGGCGCCATCACGGTCGCCCCTGGCCGTCCCACCTTCAAAATTGAGGAAAAGTAAACATGGCAAACCTTGGACAAACCTACGATGCCGATTCCCTGCCCACGGGTACCGGATCTTATGAGCCACTTCCGGAGGGGATGTACGACGCCCGCATCACCGAGGCTGGGCTGCAGACCACAGCAGCCGGAACCGGACGCTACATAAAACTCCGCTTCGACATCCTCGGGCCGACTGGAGCAGGCCGAGCGGTGTTTACAAACCTCAACGTCGAAAATCCATCGGCCAAGGCCGAGGAGATTGGCAGGCAGCAGCTCGGGGATTTGATGCGGGCACTCGGGCTCAAGAAAGTCAACGACACCGACCAGCTGCTCAACGGCCAACTGCAGGTCAAGCTCGGCATCCGGCCTGAGCGCACTGATCCGGTCAACGGGCGCACCTATGCCGCCTCAAACGAGGTGCGCGGATACAAGGGCTACGGGGGCGCGCCTGCGCTTGCGGTGGTCAACGCCAAGGCTCAGGCACCGGCACCGGCACCGGCTGCACCGAGGAAAGCCCCGCCCTGGGCCAAGAAATAGGCAAGAAAAGCGCAGGGTCAGCGTGAGCCGATCCCTGCGCAAAGTACAACCAAGGAGAACACCGATGAAAATACCCGACGGACATCATAGCATTCAATCCCTGATTGACAAGCACCACGAGTCGCTGGCCGAGCCGCCCAGGCCGCACATGGGATGCAGCCAGTTGGGCCATCCCTGCGACCGCTGGCTGTGGCTGTCGTTCCGCTGGGCCGTCATCAAGAAGTTCGACGGTCGAATCCTGCGTTTGTTCCGGCGCGGCAAGATCGAGGAGGCCACCATCGTGGCTGACCTGATGGCCATCGGCCTCGATGTGCGCGACAACGGGTTTGAGCAGACCAGGATTGATTTCGGCTGCCACATCGGCGGTTCGGTTGATGCCATCATCGAGTCTGGCGTACCAGAAGCGCCCAAGAAGCGCCACATCGCCGAGTTCAAGACCCACAGCGCCAAGTCGTTCGCCGACCTGGAGAAGAAGGGTGTGACCGACAGCAAGCCCGAGCACTGGGTCCAAATGCAGCTCTACATGCACGGCACCAAGATCGACCGCGCGCTGTACCTGGCCGTCTGCAAAGACGACGACCGCATCTACACCGAGCGCATTAATTACGACCAGGCGGCAGCCGAGAAGGCCGTCGAGCGTGGCCGTAGGCTGGCGCTGTCTGACCGCATGCCTGAGCCAATCAGCACCGACCCGAGCTGGTACCAGTGCAAGTTCTGCGACGCCTACAAGTTCTGCCACGAGACCAAGACCACCGAGCATGTGAACTGCCGCACCTGCGCGCACAGCACGGCCAAGGAGGACAGCACCTGGCGCTGCGAGCGTCACGACGCTGACGGCATCCCTGTCGAGTTCCAGCGCCAGGCCTGCGACAGCCACGTCCTGCATCCTGACCTGGTGCCCTGGCAGCGCAAGGACGGCCTGGACGAATGGACTGCTGTGTACGTCATCGAAGGCCGCGACGTGGCCAACGGTGAAGGCGACGCGCACGTCTACACCAGCCGAGAGATTCTGGCCAACCCCAAGATGTGCAGCCTGGGCGACGAGTATGTCGATGAGCTGCGCCAGCAATTTGGCGCGAGGATTGTGGGGTGATGAATGAGTTGGCTCTTTTCGCAGGCGCTGGTGGAGG